CGATTTACTTTTTGTATACTATTTTCCAACAATTTAACACATTTATCTCTATTACCTTTCTTTACCTCCAATATTATTTCATCGTGAAAGTTAGCTGTTAGTTGCTCTCTTTCTTTTAAGATGAATCCTACCCACATATCAAACAAGTAAGTTCCTGTACCTTGACACAATGTACTGAACTTATCCTTGTCGCTTCTTAAACTGTACCATAGCTTAGATACAGGATTGTACTGCCAGGTACTACCTTCAACTTCTTTAGTTACCATGCTGTCAGCTATAGCTTTAACACTCCAGTTACGTTCCCAGTATGCTTCAGATATAACTTTAGCTTCCTTCATAGTAATACCCAACTGTTTTGCTAGGGTTTTAATTCCTGCACCATACTGAAGTGCATAGTTACCACCCTTGTAGTTGTATCGTAACTGAGAAATCCTATCAAGTTTGTTACCATCTTTATAATCTTGCACCTCTTGTTGAGTAATAGCTTTAGCAGCTAATGCAAGGTCAAGGTGTGGATCAAAGCCTTCTGTACTCATCTCTTTAACATACTCCTCATCATGCTCCCACATATAGTGTTGCTTGACTCTATCTTCTAGGCTACACATATCACTACCACATAACTCTGTATTATCAGTTTTAGCTGTCAACAAACCTCTAATTTCTAATCCGTAAGGCTTCCTCGCAGAGGGTAGATTAACGCATACTGCATGTTTGAATCTAAGGGTGTTAGTTAATCCTTGTATACAAGCTTGTACAAAGCCATTCTGCTCGTTCTTTAGTAACCCTTTGACCAACCCTATTCTATGCTTAACAACTGCCATAGAATCGAGAACTAAGACCTCTGGGTGTAGGTCGGATAATTTCTTAATAGACTTACACAATTCTCCATCTTTAGTTTTTACTTGGGGTATCTCCCTATCATCTACAAAGTTGAATGTCATAGGCTTCCAACCTAAAGTAAATAACCAGTCCTTGATCTGTTTACTACTAGTAGGATTGGGTTCGTCTTGACCTACTACTTCTTCTATCTCATGGTCGTACTCAATAGTAAATCCATTAGCTTCTGCTAAGACTTTCCATCTCTCACCAGCTACAGACAAAGAACCATCCTGCTTATAGGGTAGTTTTGGTCGTTTACGATTTGCTATCTTAGGAACTGTAGGCATAACTTTAGATAATTCATTGATTGCTTGCTCGTTCTTTAGCTCTAACTCATTAAGTAAGGTGTTAGCTTTATCTACATCTAACTTCCACTTTGATTTCTCTTGCAGCATAGCCATTTTCATTTTAAATGAGAGATAACGAACTAATGGTTGATAGTCACCATCATAAATCTTAATCAACAAAGACTTTTGTAAACCCCAGAGTTTGGTGTTAATCTTCACATCTTCTTTACACCTGTGAATGTACTCTTCTCTTGTTAAGTTTTCCCAATCAGTAATGGTTGGCTTCTCAATGTTTAAACGCTCACCCCACTGCTCTAAGCCATGCCTGTTAATTGTAGGAAACAAGTACCAGGATAAAGCTAGGGTATCTATTAGTTGAGCTTTAATCTTTATGTTTAACAACCTCTCAATAGTTGGTATGTCGTAACGAATAATATTATGTCCGATAAGCACATCATTCTCAGTAAGGTTTTTAAAGAAGAATCTATTTACTTCTTCACCATTAGCAATCATGCAGTGGATTTTTGTTGCATCAATACCATCAGCTTCTATATCAAATACATATTCAGTCATTGCAAGCCCTTCCGTGGTTTTCATGGTATCCAAGTTCTTTATGAACAGATTTTACTTTTGCTACTGCATCTAGTTTAGATTTAAAACTACCATAATGAACCTGACACACTGTAACTTTCCAAGCCTGTTGTTTTTTATTCCATTTAACTCCAGTATGACCAGAAGTGTTGGTCGATAAAAGATCTCTATTCCTAGCATTTACAGATTGAGTAACATCTCTAAGATTATCTATTCTATTATCATTTTTTACTCTGTTAATGTGATCTATTTGATTGTCTGGAAACTTACCATGAACATACAACCAAGCTAACCTATGACCAGAATATCTTTTACCGAGTAATCTTATATAAACATAACCAGTTGTTTTGTGGAGGTGTCCAACAACATCTCCAATTTTTATTCCAGTACGAGCTATCTTCCATTTAAAAATACCAGTTTCAGGATCATAATCTAAATACTTTTTTAAAGTTTTTTGATTTAACATATCACCAACTCCTTCTCATGGGTTCTAAGTATGTCACTGTAGCTTCATCAAAGTATACGTCACATGTGTAACCTTGACCAAAGTCCCTGTCAAACAACATATAGAACTCTGACATATTCTTTCTATCATCTGGACACTCATCACTTCTATCTCTACTGATACCATGACCATAGTGAAAGAACCTTTCCATTGACCTACTACCAAAGAACTCAGAGCTATAAACCCTAGCACCTTTCTCGTGTGGCATACTGCCCTTTGGTTTGGGGTTCACATGAGAGTAAAAGAATATAGTGATAGGGTACACAGATACTAAGTCAGCAGCAGAACTACATATCTTACCTAACTCAGTGTTAGTTTGACTAGCATCACACCCTTGTACGAGTGTAGTCATAGGATCAATCATAAAGATATTGATACCATCAAGTAAGTGCATTTCAGTGATAGTAATTTTTATAGATTCCCAATCACGAGAACCATGTCGATCATAAAACCTAACCTTACCATTCAAACCTTCAAGTGTTTGTCTTAGCTCACTGTCTTGGTACACAGTGTCAGGTCTAGTAAAATCTTTCTTTGCTTGCTTACTAGCTAACTTCTTAGCTGTCTTTACTGGACTATTCTCAAGGTCAAACATGCCTACCTTTACACCTTCATTGTACACTAGGTGATGTACTAGCTGATGCTGGTGATCTGTTTTCCCTATCTTAGGTGCAGCACCTACGCAGTGGATTGTTCCTGGTCGTATTCCAAAACAGGCTTTAGTCACCGATGACCATGGGAAACTAATACCCATTTGTGGTTTCGTCATTGCATTTTCAATGATGTCCTCTACATCGACCACCTGACCTTGCCTCTGGACTGACGATCTCCATACAGCTTGTTCAAACAGCTCTTTACCCCTGTCGGCTACAAGCATATCACTTGCATCTTTTAAGGGCAGTGTAGCGACCTTTGCCATTGGAAATACTTTAAGGACTTCTTTAACAGCCTTCTCACCTGCTTGATCATTATCAAAGCATAAGATGATCTCTTTGAATGACTCAACAAAGTTCCTATTGTTGATCAAATCTTTTACTGCACCCGAACAACCTTTAGTTAAACTGACGACAGATGGTTTAAGATGCTTGTACTTCTCAGCAGTGTGATCTTTGATAACCTGATATAAACTCAGAGCATCAAGCCTACCTTCAGTAATATAAAGTTTATGACCATTGCAAGCTAAAGCATGGTGTTTGCCCCATAAATCTAAATGACCCTTACGATCACCTATAGACATAAATCTTTTTGTTAGTCCTTTGGACTCACTATCTTTGACTTGCTTTTGCTCATAACCAACCAGGATACCCTCACTTGTATCAGGTGAGAATATACTGGTGATTGTTTCACCATCTTCCTGAGATAAAGCAACCCTGACCCTGTAAGCAGCACAAGTTTCTTTTCTGATCTTTCTATCTTCTAATGCTCTAATAGGCAGTTTCTTAATATCTTCAATTTCCATTGTGCTAACCTTGTTGTACTGTTGTTTGATGGGTACTACTTTGTCTAAAACATTATCCATTGGAAAGTATGTTTTACAAGCAAAGCACCAGCTATCGTTCGGTTTATGATCGTGGGAAAAAACTTGATTCGCATCACTAGACCCACACTTTTCACAAGATGTTTTATAAAGAGGATCACCCTTCTGCGGACTATTCATCAAAATCTCCCTCGTGGTGTGGCACTAAGCATAGTGTTGTACCATCATTTCTAGTGTGATCCCATTCTCTATTCAAAACATCAAACTCCTCAGTGGTGACCCCTGATCTGATCTTTTTAGCGGGTTCATATACAGACAATATTAGCACATCAAATAGCTCCATGATAAGGTGTTCCTTCTAATTGTTTAGTTTCCCATTCCAAAGCATACTCACAAACATACTCTGCAAGCAGTTGAGGTCGAGAACGTAATTCATAATACTCTAAGATTTTATAGAGTTGCATACGAATGTGATTTTCTGAATGTCCTAGCTTGTTGGCTATCTCAGTATTACTCAAACCCTTTAATATCCCAACTAAAACTGCTTGACATCGAGGATCTAACTTATCTTTTTTCATTATCAGAAGC